TAAATATTTCCGTTTCTATTGGACCAATATAGTAGAAGAAAAAGCATATTTCCAGTATAGAAATACCGGTTAAATGATATAATATAGAAAACATTATTTACATTATAATTATAAAGTTCTCGGTTGTATTTGTGGTATTGGTTGCGTAGATTGGTCGATTTCATCAATACGTTGTTGTTGTAACGTATCTAATGTAACATCATTTGAAACCTTATCTGGTCTATAACTATCTGGTGGAGTATTAATAAGATTCATATCATCTTGTATAGATATATAATTGTATAATTGTCTTGCTTGTCCATTGCCTTTTGCACTCAATTCATCTGGTGTCATATCACAACTTGTAAATTTCTCAGAAATAATATTAGTTCCACCGGTAGATGTAGTTAAACAATAACCATTAGGTTCAATATTAGTAGCATTTTTTGCAGACATAGTATTTTTGATTTGGGGGTGTAAATGTTTTATAATATCGTCACCCATGAGAACACGGTATTGTTCTTTTACAATTAATAAAGAGGGAACGCTATGTACATTAGGTGGCATAACTACTTTACCTCCATTTTCCAAAAAAATATAAGTTTGACCGTTGGACGGGTCACGCGAACGTTTATCAATGCAAATAAAACTGATTTTGTCAGTCAAGTTACTTTTAACTAAAGTTTGTATAATATTTTGCGAATGTTTACAATAATTGCTATAATATAAAATATCCATTAATGAATTTATATTATAATGAAAAAAAGGATTTCAAAAATAAACGGATTTAGTTCATTGAACCTGTACACATGGAATGTAATAATCTATTTTGGAAATAGAAGATAGCATAACCGAATGCGATAGAAATGGTTTGAAAATAAAAATCAACACCCTTGTGTTTAGAAATACCAACCATTAAAGAAGAGATTAGTAAAACAGCAAGTAAGATAAATCCTAATACAGATAAAAGCCAGAAGTAATCGCAGTAATTGCGGTCAAGAGGTCCAAACAAAGTTTCCATGATGTCAGCCATATTGGTGATTATAATATATAGCAAGAAAAAATATGAATCTACTAAATATTTGTAATTAATGAAATAACATAAAAAAATATAGTATATTTTATATACTACATTATGGATAATACCACAGTATGGAAAGTAATAGACAAATATTTTGATAATAATCCACAATCTTTAGTAAGACACCACACTGAGTCTTATAATGATTTTTTTAAACAAGGTATATTTCAAATATTTAAAGAAAAAAATCCGATAAAAATTCAAACTCGTTATGATAAAGAAATAGATGATTTTCGTTCACAATGTATTATGTATTTGGGTGGTAAAGATGGGAGTAAAATATATTTTGGTAAACCGATAATATATGATGATAATAATGCACATTTCATGTATCCAAATGAAGCAAGATTAAGAAATATGACATATGGGATGACAGTGCATTATGATGTTGAAATTGATTTTATTGATATATTAGAGGAGGGCGAACAACCGACGATTGTTGGAACCGAAGATTTAATTCCAGAGGAGAATGAAGATGAAATAAACGATGAGAATAAAAAGGAGGGTGGTGCAGGAAAAGGTCCACTACGACGTAAACAGGCAAAACGAACAATTGTAGAACTGACACCCGCTGAAGCTGCATTATTTAAAGAGGCAACTTCAAAATCTATGACATCATCTAACACCCAGAAACGTACGCTTACTCTGGACAAAATATTTCTGGGTCGTTTCCCGATAATGGTACAATCCAATCATTGTATATTATCTGGATTGCCAAAAGAAGTAAGACATACAATGGGTGAATGTTCAAATGATTTTGGTGGATATTTCATAATCGATGGAAAAGAGAAAACGGTAGTTGCTCAAGAAAAGTTCGGCGATAATATGTTGTATATTCGTGATGTCCATGATGATACCTATTTGTATTCGGCTGAAATAAAGTCTGTGTCAGAAAATGTGTCAAAACCAATTCGTACAATGTCGGTGAAAATAATGACACCAACCAGTGCGTTTTCGTTTAAAAATATAGTAGTAGATATTCCAAATGTACGTAAACCAGTACCATTATTTATTGTATTTAGAGCATTAGGTATTATTAGTGATAAAGAAATCATTACAACATGTCTTCTTGATTTAGATAAGCATCCAGATCTTGTTGATTTATTTATACCATCGGTTCATGATGCAGGTGGTATATTAAATAAAGTAAATGCATTAAAGTATATTGCAACATTAACAAAGGGCAAAACAGTAGCTCATGCATTAGAAATATTAGCCGACTATTTTTTACCACACATAGGAGAAATGAATTTTATACAAAAGGCATATTATTTGGGGTATATTGTATTGCGATTATTGTTTGTATATACAGGGAGTGAACCACCTACTGATAGAGATAATTTTAGATATAAACGAATAGAATTAGTAGGCACACTAATGTATGATTTGTTTAGAGAATATTATACAATTCAACAACGGCACATACATTCAGCATTAGAACATAAAATTTTTTTCAATCAGTCACTATATGCCGATAATCTATATGGATTAATCCAAAAAGAAAAAGGCGTTTTTAATGAACGTATAGTTGAGGCTGGATTTAAAAAGGCATTCAAAGGAAATTGGGGTGCACAAACACATACAAAAAAAATAGGTGTTGTTCAAGATTTAAATAGGTTATCACATAATGCAATGATAAGTCATTTACGAAAAACAAATTTACCGTTGGACGCAAGTGTAAAGGTGGTAGGTCCGCGTGTATTGCATAGTACACAATGGGGTTTTTTTGACCCAATTGATACTCCAGATGGTGGCAATATTGGGTTACATAAGCAATTAGCAATAGCGACATATATAAGTCAAGGATATTCACGTGAAATAATCATTAATTGGTTACGTGAAAAGGTAAGTATGAAACTATTGGAAGAATGTACGCCCAAATTATTAGCATCATTAACAAAGGTAATTATAAATGGATATTGGGCTGGTGCGGTATATGAACCGTTAGAAACTGTTCAAAAGGTAAAATTATTTCGTCGTAATGGGTTATTACCAATTTATACAAGTGTTTCTTTTGATATAAAACAGAATACCATTTATATTTATACAGATGCAGGTCGTGTATGTCGTCCCATTTTTTATCGTGATGATGACACAAAACAGATGTCATATGATAATGCAACTATAAAAAAATATTTAGATGATGATAAATTTTCATGGAATGAATTAATTACTGGGTTCAATAAAAAAAAAATTCAAGATTTTAATCCAAATAGATACAAAATTTACGAACTACATGAACTGTACGAGAACATCGGTGTCGAATCTAATCCAGCGAAATTAGCAAGATTCTTGCAAGAGAAGGCGATAATTGATTATATCGATCCCAATGAAACCGAAGGGACTTTTATCGCAATGAATGCACCCGAATTGGAAAAAGATAAACAAAACCGATATACACATGGTGAAATACATGAATCTCTTATTTTTGGTATAATGTGTAATTTAGTTAATTATCCAGAAAATAATCCAGCAGTCCGCAATTCATTTTCGAGTGGACAAAGTAAACAAGCATGTTCTGTGTATCATACAAATCATCAAGTTCGTATGGATAAAACGGCAACTGTACTTGTATCTGGTCAAAATCCATTAGTAAAAACAAGGTATTTAAAACATATTAATAATGAAGAAAATCCATATGGTGAAAATACAATTGTAGCTGTCATGTGTTATACAGGTTATAATGTAGAAGACGCAATTTTGGTGAATGAGGGTTCATTGAACCGTGGTATGTTTAGAACAACCTATTATAGTACATATGAAATGCATGAGGAAAAAAGTAAATCAGGTGAAGATACCACTGAAAATATTTTTTCAAATATAGAAAATCAACACAATGTAGTTGGTACAAAGACAGGATATGATTACAGTAAATTAGATAATTATGGATTGGTGCAAGAAAATACCGAAATTAATGAGAAAACAGTCTTAATTGGTATGATATCATCAAATTCAGCAACTCCAGATAAAAGCTTAGATGCATCAAAAACACCAAAAAAAGGACAACTTGGTGTTGTTGATAAAACTTTTATGACTGATGGGGAAACTGGAACGCGTATAGCCAAAGTACGTGTTCGTGAAGAACGAATTCCAAACCTCGGTGATAAAATGGCGTCCAGAGCTGGACAAAAAGGAACGATTGGTTTAGTCATACCCGAGCGTGACATGCCTTTTACAGCTGACGGTATTCGCCCAGATTTAATTATCAATCCTCATGCAATTCCATCTCGTATGACAATAGGTCAATTTGTTGAAACAATTACTGGTAAAGCAGCCGCAATGTATGGAGCTACTGGAGATTGCACAGCATTTGTTAATAATGGATCAAAAATTGGTATATTTGGAGATTTATTATCTAAATCTGGTTATCATTCAAGTGGGAATGAAGTGTTATACAATGGAATGACTGGCGAACAATTAGAAACTGAAATATTTATAGGACCAAACTATTACATGAGATTGAAACATATGGTTAAGGATAAAATTAATTACCGTGCATTGGGTCCAAGAACGGCACTAACAAGGCAACCTGTGAGTGGACGAGCAAATGACGGTGGATTACGTATAGGTGAAATGGAACGTGATAGTGTTATATCACATGGGATAACTGCATTCCTCAAAGAATCAATGATGGAACGTGGAGATAAATATAAATTGGCTATATGTAATACTACTGGACAAATCGCTATTTATAATTCTGCCAAAAACTTCTTTATGAGTCCATTGGCTGATGGTCCCATTAAATTTACAGATAATATTGATGGAACTAAAATGAATGTTGAAACGATTAGTAAATTTGGACGAAAGTTTAGTGTGGTTGAAGTTCCCTATTCATTTAAATTATTAATGCAAGAACTGCAAACGATTAACGTACAAATGAGATTAATTACAGATGATAATATTGACCAATTCGATAGTATGAACTATTCAAATAATATACAATTATTAACCAAAGATATACTTACCTCACCCGATTCTATCATAACAACAATTAAAAAGAGTATTGGACCAAGGTATATAGATCATAAGGATATACATAAAACACCAGACAGTATACATTCTACTCCGGATTCACCTGCATATGATCCCAATACTCCACCTTATTCTGCAAGTAGTCCTGTTTATTACCCCAATAGTCCACCTTATTCTGCAAGTAGTCCTGTTTATGATCCCAATACTCCACCTTATTCTGCAAGTAGTCCTGTTTATTACCCCAATAGTCCACCTTATTCTGCAATATTGGGAAGAGTTATGACTGAACAAGAATTTAATTCTACGTCACCGCTATTTCCCCCACCAACGGCTTCACCTGTTTATGACCCCAATAGTCCACCTTATTCTGCAATATTGGGAAGAGTTATGACTGAACAAGAATTTAATTCTACGTCACCACTATTTCCCCCACCGACGTATTCATCTGCATATAATCCGAATACACAAATTGATTCATTAGATGATAAAATAAGAATACAAAATCCTGATGGAACTTTTACTGTAACACCTAAATTTCCGGATGGAGATATAGGATATTACTATATGAACATGCCAACCGCGAAAAAAAGACAAATTATGGATTTAAATCCAAGAAGATTGCAAATTATGGTTTTGGAAGCAATAACATCAACACTAAAAAATACTCACCCTGAAATGGTAAGAGATCAATTAGCAATGTTAAAATCAATGAATATTGATTCAATTATAGATGAACAAATAAATATATTAAAAGCTAGTCCAAATTATTCTTCTCCTTCATCTTCAACATCACCTGATTATCCTCCAAATGAAAACCAACAAAATATGATGGGTGGTGGTAAAAAATTTAACGTAGGAGACCCTGTATTATTTCGGGGTTGTAGTAATCCAAAACAACTATGGAATATTAAAAATATTGGTGATAAATTTATCACAATAGAAGCTCAAGACAGTTATGGAATGGACCCCAGTGAAACTATTAAAGTAGTTACTATGTTTGACATATATAGACCTGGTGATTTTTCTTACAATAATCACCCATCATCGCAATTATATAATCCACCAGTTCAACCACAATCAACAATTCAAGTTCCTGAATCAAATTCAACACCCGCTATTAATATTAAAATTGTGAACGGTAATGACATGACAGAACAATCTGGTGCTGTTAATAATGATACTCTGGAAAATGGTCAACCTTTAATAAAAATGAATACTCAAGCAGAACCCGATTCATCTGGACCGATAAATGCTGTTGATTTTAATAGTGGAATGGTTATTAAGAAGGTTCCTTAATACTGTAATATGTAAAAAATTGATTTAATAATTTGTGATTTATAAGTAAGTAAATTATTAAACGAACATGTTAAAATATAACGAATTGAGTAAAATACTTCCAAAGGTAATTGTAGATTACATTGGTCAATATAACCCAGAACACAGAATGAAAATGCATGATGTACTGGAAGAACTATATGAATATCATAACATAGTATTATGTGATTATGATATGTGTGAGCAACCGTTTGATAAGAATTATGGTATTATAAGTAGAATGCATTTTTCAAATTCAGATTTTCATTTTTGCTGTGATGATTGTCAATCATATGGAGAATGGAGTATTTCATATGATTATAGAAAAAGTAGAAGATATTCGATGCGGTAGCTGAATGATGAGCAGTCCAGTTAGTAGAGCCACATATGTGTAAAAAGTTGATTTATGCAGAACTATTATGGCAGAAGGTGCAGTATTCATTATATGGTTTGGCGTATTGATGGTCTTATGTATGGCAAGACCTATATTTAGTCCAATTGATAGAGTACACCCATAAGAACACGATAAACAACAATAATAATTAGTTTGTATGTAATATAATAAAAAATTGATTTTTTTATAACAAATATAAAGTATCAAATATTAGTATATACAATGAGTACTTCCAGTAATAAAATTTTATCCGTTTACAATTCTCGAAATACATTAGTAGATATTGCATTAATGAAAGGATATGATACAAATGATTATGAAACATTTAGTATTAATGAAATAGATGCAATGTATAAAAATACTCAATTAGATATGCTATTAATGCATAATAACACCGACCGTAAAATATACATAAAGTATTATTTAAAAGCTAAGCAAATAAAAAAACAGGATTTAGATGAAATAATAGAGGATTTGTATTATATTGACAATGTATTAAAAAAGGAAGATGTTTTAGTAATTGTTACTGAGTTTGAACCAAATGACACTATTATCACCAAAATTAAATACCTATACGAACATGATGATATATTTATTGTGATTCATAATATTAAACGTCTTCAATACAATATTTTGGACCACTCTTTAGTACCAAAATCAAGTATTTTAACAATTGATGAAGTTGAAAAATTAAAACACAAATATAATCTTCATTCAGTAAAACAATTGCCGGAAGTTTCCAGATTTGACCCACAATCATTAGCTATGTGTTTACGTCCAGGAGAGGTTTGCAAATATGAACGAAAAAGTCCTACTGCCATGAATACTGATTATTATAGAGTATGCGTGTAACTATTTTAGGCAGCTAATATATAACCATGCCCAATCTTAATTATAGTAATTTTATATTTTTTAATGAAAACCATAAGAATGATAATGATAACGAGAATGAGACAAAAAAAACCATTGAAGGGATTGCTAATTTTTGTGCATTAAATCGTTCCCATAATAACCAACGAGCTGACCTTTGGAAGAATTTAGGTTCACGATTAGATAAAGCGCGTCGGTTTAAATATGATTCAAACAATGCAAACAAAACGAATGATAGAATATTTAATATGAATATCCCCCGTAATCATACGGGAGCCATATTTAATGAGGACGGCGATAAAGCAATGGAGTATGGGAAAATTCATATTTACTCATCTGATTTTAAAAAGTATTTTGGTATTAAACCGGTTGATGCAGATGGGGTATTTCGTGCATTAACCCCTGAATTAATTGCCAATCCAGACAAGTATGTATTTGCATATCAGGATTCGGGGGGTAGATATTGGAAAACTGTATTTAATAAAGATGGCGAAATTACGAGAGAGGGAGTTCAATCTGGTCAAACTCCCGCGGATACGGCAGACCTTCACGGGCGAATAACGAATCAGGAGTTAACGAGTCAAGTTGTTGCTGGTGCTGCTGCTGCTGGTGCTGCTGGTGGTGCTGGT